GCGTATCTTCTCCACGGGTGCCTGTTGTGCCAGATGTCGGCATATAGGTGGAAATTCCATATCTCTCGTACTGAGCGCCCCACAAATAAACGCCATCGCCTACAGATGCAGAGAATGAAAAATCATCCCAAATTGGAGTGAGGCCTGAAGTGGCAAGCGCCACGCGAAATCTTGCACCACTTGTACCGGTTGTTCCTTCCTCTATCCAGATACGCCACCAACCATTACCAACATACCTTGATCTGTATTCAGATGGACTTCCGTTCCAAACGCTATACGTTCCGTCATTCAGATTGAATAGGACCATTAACCTTGATGAACTTGCTGGATGTGCTGACCCATCCAAAATCAAAATGACATGATCGACTTCACCGGCTTTCACATAAATAGAGCCTGTATAATACGACCCATTTGTTACGGTCCCGGAAGTCCAATAGGCGTTATGACCAACATCTGATGCTGTATCAGAATACATTTTATCTGCAGTTAGCGTTCCATCAGGCGCCTCTGCTACATTTGAATCAACAGCAACATTTGACTTGGTAGAGAATGCAGTATCAATATCTTCTGAATCTGCAATGAGATTTGTGCTTTGCCCCTCACCGATATACATCCCATCCATGAACCTTGCTTCATCATCGGCATAACTTGTTATAACGCCATCCTCGGTATCAACAGTGGCGGTAGTATTTGTCGTTGTTCTGGCGATTGTTGGCGATCCGGTCCCGTAAACCAAATCAGCATCAGTCTCCAAGGGAGCATAGAAAAGAGGCGCCAATTCTGATGCATAGGTCAATGAACTAACGCATATATTGTCCCCTGTGCCAACATCAGTCAGATCATCACCAGTACCATAATTGACTCCGAAATTGCTTCCTGCATCTGGATGATAGTGCAATGGCGAACTGCCGGTTGGACCTGAACCATCTGACTCGAAATACAAATAACCGTTGTCGTAGAAATAGCGCCTGACAGTAAACGTATCAAATATCTCGTTGTAAGTCTGGTCATACCAGAACTGAGAAACCTGGCCCGCAAAAGGATCGCTTGCACCGTCATTGCCAATGCCGATATAAAATCCAGAGTTCCATATATCCCTGGCATTTGTGCCGCTCCATGACGGGGTTCCAGCAAAAGCCACATCATCCACAAACACATAAACAAGTTGATTACCTGAAATATCAACGGATATCAAAATGTGGTGCCATCCGCCTCCTGCTACAAGCGTATCCGATGATGTCCATGTAAGCCTTGGGCTTCCGTCATCGCCATCGAGTACAAGAACAAGCTGGTTGCTTGTGTCTCTGTACAAATCTGCATGATTTGAAGCATCATCAGCAGAAAATATATAGAACTGGCTCGCATCGGCATTGGAAAAGTTTACCCAGACTGACCAAGTTGCTACCTGTGTATCGCTTGCAGCTGCAGGCGCCAGCCAGGCATCATCTGTGCCGTTGAGTCCGGTACATGCAACATAGAGAGGCGGCGGTGTAATTACCGTATCCACAAGCTCGTCATCTACCTGGCCAACAGCAGCCGCAATAGAATCTGCTATTTCAGTATCCGATATTGCAATGCTGCGGGTATGCTTTACCTGGGCGGCCTTGAAACAAACAGGCTTCGGCGTGGTATAGAGTTTTGAAAGCCACTGATAAGCAAGAAATGATCCACCGCTATCAAACTTGCTTATCACATCACCAGATAATAGATAGAGACTGTCATTCTCAAGATCAGAATGTACGGCATCAATATCAAAATCAAGCTGCGTGAATGTTGCTCCGATCTCTTTCGGGTCGAATATAATCCCCCCGATCTCGTTATTATTGGCCCCGGCACTGCTGTAAAATCCATAATACCGATCATCAAACTGGCCGGCTATCAGGCTGGTCGGGTTGTATAGCTCCCAATCCTTCTTTTTCAGGTATTGCCTGGTGAGTATTTCCGGTGATCCAACAGCAGGAACATACACAAGTCCATCAGTAGAAGGGTAAACAACACCATTGAGAAGTGAGACAATTCCTTTCTTTGCAACGCAAGACTGGAATACTTCCAGTTCTGACTGGACCATTGATTCAGGATGGTCTCCTGTGACAATCGATGGAAATCCGTCTGTCGTAACAACAACGGTGTTCCCGACAATACCAATACCAACAATGTTGAAGTTGAAGGTATATTGATATTCATCGGGCCATGCATTCGGCACATTCGGCTCACTGAAAGCGAGTGTATTTCCGAAGAATCCAACAAGTGATCCACCTGGGAATGAAGTCAAACCCTGCATGTCTCCATTCGGAGCCTTCCACCATTGCGCTTCGAGTATCCCGCCGGGCAGATTCTCACCCAGTTCATCATCCGCAACACTGTCTGTATAAGTGGTGCCAGACGTTATTTCATCAACATAACGATACTCACCGCCAAGGGAGCGGTAAATGCGCCGGCGCCAGCTACCTGATGTCTGTATCTCCGCTTCCCGGCCCCATGTTCCACCAGAAGACCATGTGCCATTTGTTGCCAGTGGAATTGAGACCGTATCAACGCCAGTCCTTGTGCATTGAAATGTTCCAATCAGATCGGTCGGCAAATCTCCTGTTCCGACGATTGTGCCTGAAATTGTTATGTATTCAGTCGTCTCGAAGAAATGTGATCCGGATGCAGCAATTAGGGTGAGGTCTACAGTTGACGCATTAACCGTAACAGCCTGCAGCGTTCCGGTGTTCGGCGGCGTATTATCGATGGCCGATAAATCCCAGCTGGTGGCGTCTATTGGCCCTGTGGCTGTCCCTGCCGGGCTCGGTGGGCCCTCTTCTCCCCAGTCCGTGACGAAGGTGTAGACATAGCTGCGCTCGACATCGTTTCCGCTACCGCCGGTTGTTCCTACAGTCGGCGCAGTATCAGGGCGCGGAAGACCAAGCCGATAATAATTTGTAGGGTATTCGGTGCTTGGTCCGAGTATGGCAAGGCTGTAATTTGTGGATTTCGGATTGTAATTGCCTGAATAATGAATGCGATTCTCATTTTCGAGATACAGGGGGGATCGCGCTACATCAACATCATCATTCCAGGCAAGCCACGTATCAACAAGCAAATATATTCCCAGCTTCAAACCTTCCAGGGAAGGGTAATTTACCTGAATTGAATCACGTACCGGGCGCAGTTCCTCGCTGAATAACTCACAGTTCTTTGCTATCTGCGACTGCGCGTGGTCAAGTTTCCTGTTGGCAATCCTTGGGGCAATACCATGGAATCTAGGAATGTGAAGAATCGTCATGCTCTATTTCCTTTGCCTGACCATTACTGCCATTTATCCTGCCCCGCATTGCCTTCGTGATCGGCAGCATGACAGACGCCATATTGTTGTTTCCAGTGACGACATGGTTTCTCAGGTCTTCGATTGCGTGGGCCTGGTGGCGACCTTCTTTCGCAATTTCGATGGCCAGAACAGGGAGCCATTGCATCGCACAACCCCATTCATCGGTATCCTTTCCTGTCTGCGGGTTTTTCCCGATGATTTTCACAAACCATGCGCAACGATAGACTTTACCGCCACGTATTTCCTCGCATTCTGACCCAAGAGGGCAAGTTATTTCGCAATCCAGGGCCATGATTAATCCTTCTCGCAGAGAATGCAGTCCAGGTATTTTGGTGCGAATGCCGTAGGACCATCAGTATCAGCAGAATAAGTGCCGGCAGGATGCGTATGCACCGCGCCATTCGATCCATTTGAGGGGGTTTCTGAGAGCAATGCTGCAATAGTGCCGGGCGTACTAAATAGGCCTCTAGCCAAATCGAATGAAATATTCCCCCCGGTTCCGAACGGAGCTGTAGATTTGAAATATATTGTCCCTGAGTTATAACCCATTGGCAATTCATGCTTGTGGCTTGGGGCTTGTGCAAGGGTGAGTGCATGATTCCCAGACGTTCCTATTACGTCATGAGTGTGATCTGCAGTTGGCGGGCTATTGATGTTGTGCGTACCGGCAACAGGACCACCAGCAACGCCGTCCCCCGACCTGAACCGAACGGTACAACCAAGGATTCCGGATATATCACCATCTGTTTTTGTCGTCCAACCTGTCGGGCCGTTTGCCTGGTAGAACACCATGACAGTACCAGAATCAAAATCTCCAATATTGCGAGGATTCATCAGAACAAAATCGGCTCCATCGAATACCAGCATCATAACCTTACCTGTTACGATATCTCCCGCTCTTAATGTTGATCCATCCAGGCGCGTGATATTCTTCGGACTTCCTGTAATAGGTGTGCTGCCGCTGTCCTGAACCTCAAAAACAGAGGCGCCCGTGTTAGTCGCACCTGCAAGGCAGTAAATCACCATTGGTGCTGCGTATGATGCTGGCACAGGATCCAGAATTACCGCGTAATCATTGGCGGAAGCATTCTCGTCTGGCGCATAGTTGTAATCGTTTGACTGAATCTGCGTGGTTGTGACGCTGGCCAGGGAATCATAGAATCCCTTTGTAGGCCTGAGTTCAATCAAATCACCGGCATTGAATGCGTATTCTGTTGCTGCCGCGTTACCGACTGATTCCGTTGCCCTGGTGACGGTTAATATATCTCCTGACCTTGCGGTTACTGTAACGAATTCAGTTTCACCGGTTGTCTTGTTGAACAGCAGGCAGCGAAAATAATCACCACTACCACCAGCAATCGCAGGGAAAAGCGCCTCACCGTCGCCAGTTGCAACGGTAGTAGTTGTTGCGCCTACGGCAAGTGACGCAGCCAGGGTTGAAGATGCCAGATTAGTAAATAGTTCCTGTGCCATTATTCAATGCCCCTCATCAGATCGTGCGTCATAGTTCGTTCAGGCGTTTCGTTACGCTGCCAAGCCAGTTATACAGCCGATCAATACGCTCCTTCTGTGACTCGTGCTCTTTTTCCATGGAATCGTGTTCCTTTTCCATGGCCTTCTGTATCGATTCAATACGCACATAGTTTTCTGTCGATTTGTCCTGCGCAACATCCAGCTTGTCGATGACCACTCCGAATTTTCCATCCAAATATTGGTACAGGGTCGGCCCGCCAATTGCCATAGAGGCAGCCATAAGTGCACTCGTAAGTGGATGAACGGCTTTTTTGGCACTCTCTTTATTAATCATTTGTGCGTCACCCACTGAATAAAATGAATAAAACTCCAACCGGCACCCGCAAAAATAGCAGCAACAACACAATAAATAACAGCTTGAGCGGTAAACTCACCGAGGCGACCGAAAGTCCGGAACCGACCCCGGAGGCGAACGAGGATAGCAATAAAGTCACGTACATCGTCATCATTAAGGCCGTAACGCTCGTGCAAGACCCTGAGAAACGCCTCAACTTGCTCCTTTGCATTATCATCCATTGTTCCCTTCCTGATGTATTACACACTTGCCTGTGTCTCTCGACCTCTGCCATGAGGTTTAGCCATTATACATTCAATATTGCACTGTTTATTGATGATATTGGTATCTGGCTTAGTTGAAGTACCTGATCCAATTGTCGTTTAAACGAGCTTGCCAGTGGAGTCCCTACAGGTGGACCTATCGGACTTGAGATAGGCGAGACTATGCCAAGAGACGCTGACTGATCAGCTATGTGCATATAATCAACCGGCGTTTCTCCACCAAATGGAGCGTAAAGTGGATCGCCGCAGCACTCCATCTGCCATGATCCAATACAAAAGGCTTCAAGCATCGCAACACACATCGGCACCCCATTAATCACACCTTGTATAAGCCCCTCTGTTGCAATGATACCGTTATCGAAAGGCTCCGTTGCCGATCCCATTGCACAGCACCCGCCGCGCTCCAGTAGATTGCACATCATGTAATAGCCCGAAGATGTTGCTTCGTATCCCCATGCGCCTTGTAAAAACGTAAAGTAATTCGGCCAGCATGAATCTGTTCCCGGTGGGAAATAACCAGCTTGGGTAATAGCTGTCCCTACAAGTCCCCACGCATTTATCTGTGGATTACCATAAGTTGCGTTCTCAATATCAGTCCACAGATAATCCCATGTTGGCTCAGGATAAGTGCTGAATCCAAGATCCCAATCACGTTTGTACATCTTCGTGATAGAACCGAGACTTGCGGCAATTAACTTTTGCTGCGCCCAATATGCACGGACACAATGTAGTGTATCGGTGCGGTGATATGCTCCCAAATGAATGAATTTATTGCCAGCGATTGCATCAGCGAAAGTTGTCTCGGAAGCAAGCGCGTCCGTCACCATGCGCTTGAACTCTACCTCTGTTTCATAGGATGAATTTGCATACACATGCGGAAGGCCTAAACGACCGAACGGGATGCGTGAGGAGCGATATATATAACCTTTTAGCTGGTGTTCCCATTGTCTTCCGTATCCTGATTCAGATACATTCGGATCGTCTATAAAACTCCCCCACTGCCAGTCTTTATCCGGGTCTGGGTAAAACGAAAGAGTGTTGTGAGGTCGATATGCTATCTCGCCTTGAGAGGCGTGTGTATCGTTCCATTCCGGACCATAATAGTTCGGCAGCTTGCCCAATTTCGTGTGAAACTTTGCGTGACCTAGCAGGTTGGACAAACTGATATTTTTGCCTTGCGTGCCCGTATCCTTTGCTGTGTGTGGAGTACCTGGAGCCATCAGGATAAACTCTATCCCGTTGTCCGACTGATAT